TGCAAAACCTTACGGCGGTCAACAGTTGGTTGAACCATAGGCTTTGAATCCATCTTTTCATTGCCAATTTCAATACAATTATGCCGGTTGAGCAATTCACGATGCTCAGACCGGCTGGAAATCATCTTTCCATCAATCATGTTTTGATATGGCTCAATGTCACGCAGGATCATTGGTGTAGGTAAATCAGAACGTTCTGGTGCGGAATAACTTTCCCTTAAAAAAGTCATTTCTTCGTTTTCAAACTTGGCAAGAACGCCTTCGCGATCCCAAATTACCCTGTATTTGCTCATAGCAGCAACAAAACTTCCTCATCATCCATTTTGAGATATTCCTGCCACAGCCTGTCAACACGTTCCATGTCGTCTAGGAACTTGTCAAAGTCGATCTGTGGAATGTCGGTTTTTCTGGACTTTTTGGCTTCCTTCACAAACGGAGCAACAATCTCTTCAACAACCGGAGATTTGCCTTCAACCAAAAACTCATAAGCTACCAGCACCTGCTTTTTGCGGCGCTGGTTGGCGGCTATTTCTTCTTCGTCTTTCTTTTTCCAAAAAATGCCATCGTGCGTGTCGCCAACAATAATGATTGGCGTTTCAAGAATCTGAAACGCATCGTTTTCAAAGGCATTTGATTGGAAGGCAGCGGCCATTGTTCAACTTTGTAAGTTTGATGCGTTAGAAATCATTGGTCAATGATTGCTGTGGATGTGCTTCTGTCTATAACCATAACACCTTGGCAAACAATATTCCAATCCTCGCCGTCACGCTCACTGTGGGACGGGACGTTAATCTGGACGTTCTTAAACAAATATTCTTTGCCGTCTTCAAACACCCGCCAAACGTGATCTACCGTCCCGCGACCGGGTTGGCCGCGAGTTTTATTGAACCTAATCGCGTACTTCATATGATCTCAGGGGCGGGTTGGTTTGGCGCTGGGCAGACAGCCGGGGCGTCCTTAACGGTCAAGTTAAAATGGATAAACCGCATGGGGTGGGGCGAAGCGTGGCGCGTAAACGAGTGCGGCAGGTAGGAATTAGTGAATATCAACAGCCCCGGCTTGGCTTCAAAGTTGACCATGTTCGAGGCTGGCGTGGCGTTTCCCATGTTGGCTTCTGGTAGATTGGCTTGCACCTTACCGGCCTTGGGGTCGTGAAACACAACACGGCTTGAACCTTCTGGGCAGTCGATAAAATAGAAGCCAGTGATCTGGGAGCCAAAGCCGTGGACGTGCTGCTCCATGCCGGAGTGCTTATAATGCTCTTGGCACCACATTTCTGTGAATATGGTGTTGAAGCGGGCCATGTCGTAACCCTGATCGCTTAGGATATTCCAAGCGGTTTGGCCAACGTAGGCGGTGAATTCCCCCATGCGGGGGTCATCCCAGAGGTTGTCTGACATATAGACAGGATAAATTTCGTTGGCTTTGCCCTGTTCTTTTTTGCGTTTGGCAAGGCTTTCCTTCGATGCGGCACGGGCGGCATCTAGGAACTCAGGCTTTTCAACGGTGAAAACGGAGGCGGGGAAATAGTGAAAGGCGTTTAATTGATCGGCAGGGGGTGCGTCGATGTTTTCGACGACTTCTGCTTCAAATGGCATTGTAGCCTCTATGTTGGGGGTGCTTCTGGGGGAATGTAGGTAAGCGTTTCAGGATCGAAGGTCCAGCCCTCTGGGGTTCTGGCTTGATATTCAGCAATCTTAGCCGCCTTTTCCTCATCTGTCATGGGGCGGATCGTCCAGACATCCTTAACTATGCCGTTGTCCCATTCATAGACGGGGCCTTCTAGTACATCAAACAGTCCAATCTCAGGCGCGGGGATGCGCTCAAAGTTTGCAAACTCAGGCGGCAAGTTTCCTGTGTCGATGGTGGGAAACGCTTGGCGGAAGTTGTCGCCCATGATTGGATGCTCATGGGGCTGCCCGTTGCGGATTTGGATGTAAAGGTTCATTTATGGAGTTCCAACATCAGTTGAGGGGAATAACCGTGTGCTTCCGGGCCATATGATGCGAACAGCGCCCGCATAGCCAGAGCCAACTGTGTTGCTGCCATTGGCCCCGCCGCCGCCGCCATAATAGCCCCCACTTCCGGCGTATTGGCCACAAGTACACTCGTTAAAAACCGATCCGCCGCCGCTGCTACCACCAGACCCGCCGCCGCCGCCGCCGGCAGAATAGTTAGGTGGGGAATAGGCAGAACCTGTTCCGCCTGCACCGCTACTTCCTTGTCCGTAAAGTCCAACGCCACCACCACCGGCACCGACAAATCCCCCATCGGTAACCCCGCCACCACCACCACCGCCGCCAGCGCCAGCGCTGCCAGCGGCACCATTGGTGCCACCTGCGCCACCGTTACCGGCGTATCCTCCGGCCCCGGAACCACCTCTTTTGCATGAAGCGCTGCCGCCGTTGCCTCCGCCGTCCCCGGTGTACGTCCCACCTGCGGCATTGTTTGCGCCGCCTCCGCCTTTAACGACCGCTGTGCTTACGAAATAACTGTTATTTGCCACAGCACCAGCAACAACGGTATATGAACTTCCCGGCGTTACAGCATAATTGTTTTTATAGCCAAGCCCACCTCCGCTACCGGAATAGGAACTGGGGAAACCGTTACCACCCCCACCCACAGCAACAACAGAAATGCTGGTTACACCGGCAGGGGCTACCCAAGTGTATGTTCCGGCGGTGGTGTAAGACTGTTCCCCACGCACTACCGACTTGCTTCCAAAGCCATAAGCTCTAGCCGACGCCGCTCCGCGAGTAATGATCGTAGGCATAAGGCCGATCCCTACTTAAACTGGGCGACAGTTGCCAAGACGGTAAACGTGGCAGAACCCGTTTTAGTCACACTGTAGGTGTAGACATCAATGCCGGATGCATTGCCAGCCGTAGGCGCACCACCAAGCCACTTAGTCGTCACGCCGGTTACCGCGCCATCAACCCACACCAAGTTGTTGTAATACGCCGTCGTACCCTGCGTCACCCAGAATGTCACCGTCATAGTTTGGCCTGTAGACATAGCCGTGTTCATGGTGGTGCCGGAAGAGAACGTGATGTTCGTCGTCCAGTTGGCCGAGGCGTTGGAGGTGTAATACAGGATGCTCTGCGTAGACGGGTAGAGCGCAATGGTGCCTGTAGCCGCAGTGGCTGAAACGGTGGTCGGTTCAACGATGTTGGTGATGACGGTCGCAAGAACGCTAGACGTACCGTTAAAAGTCTGGGTAGCGGTAAATGTGGTTGCCGTTCCAGGTGCAACGTAATCCGTACCTGCTGTAGCCGCCGTAAAAGCAGAAGTGCCGTTGCCTTTAAGCACGCCGGTTAGTGTAGCTGCACCCGTACCGCCATTAGCAACAATTAATGTACCACCCAAGGTCAACGTGCCAGTGGTTGTAATGGCCCCGCCAGTTAGCGTCAGCCCTGTCGTGCCGCCTGAACCACTAACGCTTGTGACCGTACCGCTGCCTTTGTTATTAAAGGTGGTCCAATCGGTGCTGGTAAGGTAGCCGTTAACAGAGGTTGTAGCTGCGGCCATGCTGATAGCCGGCGTAGCTCCACCGCTTGAAACGACGGGTGCGGTGCCGGTTACGGATGTAACTGTGCCACTGCCCTTATTGTTAAATGTCGTCCAATCAGCAGATGACAACACACCACGATTGCTGGCAGAGGCCGTGGGAACGTTCAGCGTAATAACCGGCGTGGTTGTGCCGGTAGCTACCGTGGATGTTAAATCTGTGCCGGTTGTACCAAGCGTTATGGCGGCAACGCTTGTGACGGTGCCGGAACCCTTATTGTTAAAAGTCGTCCAATCGGTACTGGTCAGATAACCATTAACGGAAGTCGTGGCAGCCGGCATACTAATGGCTGGCGTTGTGCCACCGCTAGAAACAACCGGGGACGTACCCGTTACAGACGTAACGGTGCCAGAACCTTTGTTATTGAACGTTGTCCAATCAGCGCTGGTCAGATAGCCGTTTACCGAGGCGGTAGCAGCAGCCATGCTGATGACAGGTGTCGTACCGCCAGTAGACACAACTGGCGCAGTTGCGGTCACAGAAGTGATAGTGCCGCTGCCTTTGTTGTTAAAAGTAGTCCAATCAGTTGACGATAATGCACCGCGATTAGTGGCTGAAGCGGTTGGCACGTTTAGAGTGATAACCGGCGTTGTGGTGCCATTGGCAACCGTAGACGTTAAATCCGTCCCACTGGTTCCAAGCGTAAGCGCAGCAACGCTAGTGACCGTACCAGAGCCACCGCCAGTGGCCGTTAACGATCCGGCGGAGTATGTAAGCCCGCTACCCACAGTGACGCTCTGTGAGGCTCCTGTGGAGTCAAAGCCCATAAGCGTGCTGATGGTGCCGGTAAGGGTGTGTTCCGCATTCCAATTGGACGGACGAACGACACTCGTATCCGATCCATCTGGGATGGCAGATACAAATGTATGCTTAAGCGAAACGGCCATTAGAAGTCCCTATTGAACGGTTTCGACGCCAACTGCACGCCCGTCTGGTCCGCGAATGATACGTTTAGGAGCCAATGCAGCTTGAGAAGCTTGTTCAACACGCCGCGTCATATCAGCAGCGCTTTGAACGGCATGATCGTGCATGGCAGCGACGTTGTTATGCATTTCAGCCAGCATATTAGCGTGCCGCTCAACGTGACCCGTCAGATCCTGAATGATCGTATCTTTGGCGGCGGCTTCGGCGTCAATGACTGCCACATCAATGCCAGGATTGGCCGCAATGCGGGCCACCATGATCTTGGTAGCAGCGTCAAGCTCTGCCTTCCACTTGTCAAACTGCTCTTTTGAAGCGGCTTCCTGCATCTTGAGGTTAACCTCATGCTGCTGACGCTGGGTTTCGAGTTGTGCCTCAATCTGCGACTTCATCTGCGCGATTTGCATATCCGCTTGAGCGCGGGCTTGCTGGTTTTGCGTATCAGTCTGCGCCTTAAGTTGGGCGGTTTGCTGTTCAGCTTGCATCTTAAGCATTTCAGGCGTGGGTTTCGGGTTAGCAGCGTTCTGAGCGGACTTCTGCGTCAGTTGTTGGAGCGCAACGTCAATCGTGCCTTCAATGGTGCGAGCTTGTTTAAATCCAGAAACACCAAATTTAATTATCTCTAACAGCATGGGAGCCAGTTCTGGCGTAGCTTGGCCGGCTGGGATGGCTTCACGCAGGAAGTTAGAGAAGGCATTAAGGAACTCAACGCGCTCTTGTTTGGCTTGACCTTCATCAAGCTGGACCAAGCTGTCGGCGTCGACTTCAATGCGGAACGAGCGAAGCGGGGTGCTGGCAATGAGTTGCAGCGCTTGCGGTATCAATTGCTGATCTTCAGCGCTCATTTGCCCCGCAGCGGCATAGGCTAGCAGCGTCTTAGGTTGGAACTTGGTGCAAATGATTTGCGCTTTAAGGCGCAGCAGTTCCGTAGCAAACATTGCTACGGATTCCTGCATAGCCCGCAACCGAAGACCGGCATACTGGCCTTTGATCTGCTGTGCGGTAGCCGTTTCAGATGCAGCGCCTTGTCCACGGATAATGTCCGAGATGCCCGTAATTTCGTAGATCTGGCCTTTGATCTGCGCTTGTGCCTGGTAGCATTGCAGCAGGGCGTTAGCGAGCGTGTCGATGGGCAGAAGGTCGATACTGCCTCTCAAGCCACCCTTTTCGCTAAAGGCCATCCACTTATCAATTGGGATAAGCGTATTGTTGTCACCCTCAGTCAGCAGACGTTGTAGCGCCGGCTGGGAAGCATCGTAAACGCCGCGAACACGCAGGGATTTAACCAAGCCGTCAATGCGGTCGGTCAGGATGTCCAGTTCATTAGCTTGGTCCTGATAAAGCGTGAAATCAGGGATCGGAACCAGGCTATCGGTCGTTGTCGTGGAATAAAGCGGCTTGGCGCATGGGAAGAAGCCT